AGTCGCTATGGGTTTCTCTATTACTGAGGAAGCAATGGAAGACAATTTGTATGACAGCCTTTCAGCACGTTATACAAAGGCTCTTGCCAGAGCTATGGCTTATACAAAACAAACCAAAGCAGCATCACTGCTTAACACTGGATTTGATACATTCACATCTGGTGACGGTGCGTTCTTGTTTAGTGCCTCTCATGGTACTGTGGCAGGTGGTAACAACAGAAATCAGCCATCAGTAGCGGCTGACCTCAACGAAACATCTCTAGAGCAGGCTGTTATTGACATCGCTGCTTTCGTAGATGAAAGAGGACTGTTAATCGCAGCAAAGCCAAGGAAGTTAATCGTGCCTCCTGCACTTATGTTTACAGCAACTAGATTGCTACAAACAGACTTGAGAGTAGGAACTGCTGATAATGATGTAAACGCTATTAAGACCAATGGTTCTATACCAGAGGGCTATAGAGTTAACCATTATCTAACAGATAGCGATGCTTTCTTTATAATGACAGACGTTCCTAACGGATTGAAGCATTTCGTTAGAACTCCTATGGCAACTGGTATGGACGGAGATTTCAATACTGGAAACGTAAGATACAAAGCAAGAGAGAGATACTCTTTTGGTGTGTCTGATCCACTTGGAATTTACGGTTCAACAGGAGCCGCTTAACTAGCAAACTTGGGGGGCGAGAAATCGCCCTCCTTTAACTTTCACCTTGACAGCGTAAGCTGACAATAGCCAAGACAAGGAGAATTACATGGCTAATACAACTTTTTCAGGTGCAGTCCGTTCTAAGAACGGTCTTAAAACCGTTTCTCAAAGCGCAACAACTGGAGCTATTACAGAACAGATTGTTGCATCAAGTGGTGGTGTTCTAGAAGTACAAAAAGTAGCAACTTCAGGTAGAGACAACATCGTAGCCGCAGGTACATCAACAGGTGCTAATAACGCAAGTTTAGGTACAGCCGCTACAATATTCAACGTAACTCCAAATGCACACGGTTCTGGTATTACAGATGCCGCTATTAACACATTCATAAATAAAATCGGTGGTGATATTATAACCACAATATTGATTGATTTACATGGTGGTTTAGCATCAGGTGGTACAGCCGATGATGTTATCGGTACAGATGGTGGGGCAGCAAATGCCTATATCGCTGAACTTACAAGTGCTGTAAACGGCATACCCTATTTAGTAGAGTTTATGTGCCTAGAAGTTCCAACAGGTGGTGATCCAGATATTAACCTAGTGTGTTCTGCAACAGGAACAACAGCAGAAAATGCGGCTGTAACAAGTGGCACAGTTCTGTTTAATAATGGTGATTTAACATTAGGTCTTCATAATGAGGCAGATGGAGGAACAACACTATCGGCTCTTACTAAAAAGTATCTTTATTTAACTTCAGGTGATGCTACGGAAGCAGCTTACACAGCAGGTAAAATTATGATTAAGATACACGGGGCAGCTTTCGACTACGCTAACGGTTAATTTATGGGGGTAATCTTATGTCACTTATTACAGACGTAAATGTTATTACGATCAGTGATGAAAATGCCGCAAGTGCTAATCGCTTAGTAACTGCGGCTAGACCTGATACGTCAGCAACTATGGCTAATACTACCCATGCAAATGGTACTGCTAGAAATGTGACCGTAACAACAACTGGAACAAGCGACAACGCAAAGACGTGTACTATAACAGGTACTGATGTTTTTGGTGACGCTATGACAGAAGTTATTACATCAACTGGTTCAGCAGAAACGGTAGCAGGGGCTAAACTATTTTTAACAGTTAGTGCTGTAGAGTGTTCAGCTAAATACGCAGCTAACATTACAGTTGGTTCAGGTTCGTTGTGCGCTCAAGCTGTATTTGGAGGAAGAACAAGATTAAAAGGTTTTTCAATAACTTCAGGTGGTACAGCAGGTACAATATCGTTTATTAATGGAACGCCAGAAAGTGGCTCAACATTGATGAAGTCAAGAACGATAGGTACAGCAAATGAAACAGTGGACAGAACTATTCCTCAAAATGGAGTAATGTTTGCTAGTGGATTAAGTGTTAGCTATACGTTAGACAATGCAGACATGATGACGGTTTTTTTCGCTTAGAAAAAAATGTTTGATCCAATAACTATTTCGGCTGCTGTTACAACAGCAAGCACGGCTTTTAACGGAATTAAAAGGGCTTTTGCGGCAGGAAAAGATTTAGAATCCATGTCGCAAGACCTATCTCGTTGGATGGGTGCTGTTAGTGATGTTGATGCTGCTCACAAGTCTGCAAAGAACCCTACAATGGTTCGTAAGCTATTCGGTGGTGGTAGCATCGAACAAGAAGCTATTGAATCTTTTACAGCAAAAAAAAAATTAGAAGAGCAAAGATATGAATTAAAACAATTTTTGATGTTTACTCATGGAAGTAAAGCCTGGGAAGAGTTGCTTCAAATGGAAGGTCAAATTCGTAAAAGAAGGCAAAAAGAAATCTATGACAGAAAAATATTTAGAGAAAAAGTTATTGGGTGGATTGCTCTTACTGTTACCTTGGCTGTTGGAACTGTTATTCTCGTTTTATTTGTTTACTCCCTCATGGGCTTCGACAGAGGTTGGTGGTAATTGCGTTAGAAAAGATGGAGGACAATATACGTTTGAATGGCTATGTGTTGATGGAGAAGTAATATACTTAGCTAAATCAGAAAATATTAAACAATGTTTTACTTGTTTTCTTAAAAAATTCAGCGATTGGACATGGGAGCAAGAAAAAAGAAAAGGAATAAGAGAAGACCCAAAGTATGTAACGTGTAGAAGATATAAAAGAAAACAAGCAAAGAATGGGCAGCAAGTGTGTTTATATAAAGGAGCAAACAATACTTATACTTTAGTTGTTGAGGGGCAGTGTCCAGTAGAGTTTCAATGCAAGTATGACCCAAACGGGAAAGAACCTAATATAGACAGCGTAGTAGACTCTTTAAATGACAGCTTTAAATGAAAACATTAATATTTATTTTAGTTATAATGAACAACACAGAACCAGAGGGAGAGGTAAGATATTCTAGTTATTCAAAATGCAAATGGTATGAAGATATAGTTAATTTGTCTACAGCAGGTAAGACTAGAAACTATTCAGCTTACTGCAAACCATTAGTGATTGAAAAAAAAGAAGATTAATATTAAAGTAAAAGTACCATAGTACTTTTGGAGGGAACATGGCAGTTGTAACACCAGATTTACCAGAATTATTTGAGGAAGCGTTTGAAAGAGCAGGTCTAGAGATGCGATCTGGTTATGATTTAAAAACAGCTAGAAGAAGCCTCAATATACTAACATTAGAATGGCAAAACAGAGGTATAAATCTTTTTACAATAGATTCAGGTACTCTTTCTTTATCAGCAGGCACAGCTACATACACTATGCCAACAGACACAATAGACATTATAGAGCATACGATTAGAACAGGCACAGGCACATCACAGCTTGATACAAACCTTTCTAGAATAAGCGTATCAACATATGCACAGAAATCTAACAAAAATACACAAGCAAAGCCTACACAGATATTTGTACAAAGACTTTCAGGATCAACAACGGTAACTCTTCATCCTGTTCCAGACACAACATATACGTTAGCGTATTTTAGACTAAAAGGTATAGATAGCATATCTTCTGGAATAGCAGGAACGACAACAAGCTATGTGCCTCCTAGATTTGTACCATGTTTAGTTGCAGGTATGGCATATTACATAGCAATGAAAAAACCAGAAGTAGCTAATAGAGTGGCTTCTTTAAAGCAAGAATATGAATTTCAATTTGAATTAGCTGCAGGTGAGGATGCAGAAACAGCGTCTATTAAATTTGTTCCGTATAATACATTTTACACGAGTGCTTAATGACTTATGCAAAAGGAAAATATGCTTTTGGAATTTGCGATAGAACAGGGTTTAGATATCCAATAGCAGAACTTGTGTATGAGTTTACTAATGGTAAAAAAAATGGTGTAAGAGTAGGAAGAGATGTAGCTGACGGTGATCATCCTCAAAATTTTGTAGGAAGAGTAAAAAGTGATGATCCTCAGTCTATAAGAGATGCAAGACCTGATGCAACAGAGCCATTAGAAATTCACGTTGGAGTGCCTAGATTTGATGATTTTGATGCTAAAATAGATACAATGTTTGGTCATGTTGGTATTGTATCAGTAACAACAAGTTAATATGGCTTATTTGCAAAGCAATATACCCCATTTTAAGTGTTGGGTAAGAAGAGAATATACTTGTAACCATGAGAAATATCATGGCGAGTTTTTGCATGGAATGGCAATAGCTGTAACAACAATGCCTAATAGGTGTTTAAGTTTTCAAATAATATTTAGTGGATGTGAGGTAGACGATACAGACGAAGAAAACGTACATGGTGGAGCAATGTGGGCTAGAATGCCGATTACAGCTTTAGTAGCAGATACTCCAGTAGAGGAGTGGGCAACGCCCATGCCTGTTCACTATGCACAACCGTGGGATTGTTCCTCCCTTGACCACGCAGTGTATGTTTTGGACAGGGCTACACCATGTCCTTGGTTGGCAAAAGTTGGTAATAAATTTTTTCCTGCTAAATATATGTTTACTGTAGATTATGTTGGTAGTGAAATTGCAGATGATCCTGCTCAACATAAACAAAGTCATGTTTTAGAATTACTAGATGCAGGGGAATTAACGGGTAACATAGTGGCGTTGCCAAATAACAGAGTTAGAGTTACTCATCCTGCATGGTTTGAAACAGGAAAAGGCTCACCAGACTTTAAACCATCTCAACATATACATTACTCTAAGTCGGATTTAGATTATGTCTTGGATGTTAACCAAATTTTTGATAATATATACGCACCGAGCAAGGATAAAAAATGAACTACACAGAGTTAACGGCTTCTATAAAGGAATATACCGATAATACAGAAACAACATTTGTTAGTAATATTCCTACTTTTGTTAAACAAACAGAAGAAAGAATATATAGATCAATACTTATCCCAGAATTAAGGAAGAATGTTACTACTGCATTAACATCAAGCAACAGGTTTTTAGCAAAGCCAACAGATCATTTAGCTACTTTTTCTATTGCTGTTATTGATGGCAGTGACAACTATGCGTTTCTTTTGCCTAAAGACGTTAATTTTATTAGAGAAGCGTATCCTGCTACAGCAACAACAGGTCAGCCTGTATATTATGCTCAGTTTGATGGCGACAATTTTATAGTAGCTCCTACGCCAAATTCTGGCTACACAGTTCAACTTCATTATTACTATGATCCAGTGTCTATAGTAACAGGAGCAACATCGTGGTTAGGCGATAATGCAGAGTCGGTATTGCTTTATGGGTCATTAGTAGAGGCATACACGTTTATGAAAGGTGAAGCTGACATAATAACATTTTATAAAACACGTTATGATGAAGCTATGAAAGGATTGCAAGAACTAGCTGATGGAAGAAATAAGAGAGACAGTTATAGAAACGGTGAACCAAGGATAATGTAATGTTAATGGAATTACCAAAAACTCCTATCGTCAACGTACACACAACAGAGAACAGAGGGTTTACACCAGAAGAAGTTGCTAAGAGATGTGCTGATAAAATAGTAGAAGTGGGTGACAATGCGGCTCCTGAAATCAGAGAACAAGCTAGAGCGTTCAAGGCACACTTAGAAAAAGTTATAGCGTTTTATATGAAAGAAGCTATAAAATCAGACAGGACAACAGTTTACAATGCAATCAAAGATGCAGGATATGAGAAACTTGCAGAATACATAAGGAGAATGTAATGGCTATATCTCAGGCAATGTGTACGTCTTTTAAGAAAGAACTACTAGAGGCAAAACACAATTTTTTACTTAGTGGGGGCAGTACATTTAATATTGCTCTGTATACATCAGACGCTAGTTTAGGTGCAGGAACAACTGCGTATACAACAAGTGAAGAAATAACTGGAACAAACTACACAGCAAAAGGTGGAGCTTTAACAAGAATTGACCCTTCTACATCAGGTACAACAGCTTTAACAGACTTTGCAGATGAAACATTTGGATCATCAACAATAACAGCTAGAGGAGCATTGATATTCAACGATACGGCATCAGGTGATCCTGCTGTTTGTGTGTTAGACTTTGGTGCAAACAAATCATCTTCTTCAGGAGACTTTACAGTTGTTTTTCCAACAGCAGATGCAAGTAACGCAATAATAAGGATAGCCTAATGGCATTAAAAATTGCAGATAGAGTACGAGAAACCACAACCACAGAAGGCACAGGTACAATAAGCCTTGGTGGTGCTGTTGGTAACTTTGAGACTTTTTCTGCAAATCTATCAAATTCAGATACTACCTACTATGCTATAGTAGATAGTACTAACAATACTTTTGAGGTTGGTCTTGGAACGTATGCCTCTTCAGGAAACACATTAGCAAGAACTACAGTTATAGCGAGTTCTAACAGCAATAGTGCTGTTAACTTTGGAACAGCTACAAAGGATGTATTTATAACAACACCTGCATCTAAGATGGCGTTTTTAGACGCAAGTGGCAATCTTATATCTACTGGTGGATCAAGCGTAGTTAACACCGATTTATCAAACGACACATCACCTCAGTTGGGTGGTAATTTGGACTTGAATGGCAACGATATTGTTACCACATCAAATGCAGACTTAGAATTAGCACCGAATGGAACAGGTCACGTTACTGTAAAAGGTAATACTAACCAGGGAGCTATACAGTTTAACTGTGAGAATAATAGTCATGGTCAAATATTAAAAGCAGCTCCACACTCAGAATCAGCTTCAAACACACTAACTTTGCCAAGCACTGGGGGTGACGTTAATTTAGTGTCAACAGCTTCAACTGCTACACTGACAAACAAAACCTTTGGAGATAACGTAAGTTTTGGTGACAATAATATTACAAATGTAGGTGATATAGCTGTAGACTCTATAAGCCCAGATGCAACGGATATAAATATTGCAGCTCTTCCCAACTCAGCCACAGCGTTTACAATAAAGCAAAGCACCAATAACTATCTTGTTATAGATACAGGAGATGGTGGTGAGTCTGTAGCAATAGGCACAGGTGTATCAGGCACTGCTATATCTATAGGGCATACAACATCAGAAACAACAGTAAACGATAATCTTACAGTAACAGGCGATTTTACAGTAAATGGAACAACTACAACTGTAGATACTACAAACACAACAGTTAAAGATAGTTTGTTAGAATTAAACAGTGGAGCAACGTCAAATTCTAATGACTGTGGTATAGTTATAGAAAGAGGGTCTACTGGCGACAACGCCATACTTATGTGGGATGAGAGTGCTGATACATTTGTAGTAGGAACAACAACAGCAACTGGAGCATCAACAGGAAACCTCACAGTTACAGACGGAGCGTTACAGGCAGGATCACTAGACATTTCTGGTAACGTAGATGTAGACGGAACACTGGAAGCTGATGCTATGACATTAAACGGCACAGCAATAACTACAACAGCAACATTGTCTACTGGAATATCAAACACAAATGTGTTAGTTGCAAACGCAAATATAGTTGATAATGATTTTTTAAGAGTAGACGGAACAAGTATTGAGGGTAGAAGTGCCTCTGAACTTGCAACAGACATAGGGGCAGCAACAACAGATGATGCGACTGCTTTGGCAATAGCGTTAGGATAAAGGAGAAAAAATATGGCAGATGACGCAACTACGACAATACAGGCAACTGTGCTACCAGATGAGATTGCTAAAACAATATCAGCAACCATGACGGTCACACCTGCTGATGCAACGGAAAAATGGTACTACAAATTAACTAGTGTATCAAATGCAAGCTCAGACTTAATAGCAGGTCATTTTACAGATTATACAGCAGTTGATGATGACACAGCCCCAACAGCAGTAGCTTCAGGTGATAAAGTAAAATACTTATTTATTAAAAATGTAGATGGTAACAGTAGAAGTATTTATGTTTGTTTTGATGCAGGAACAGCATCATCTAGTTTAGCAGATGCAGTAACAATAGGACCTAATGAGGCTTTTGCGGCTAGGCTTCCAAATGCAACAGTTGCTGATATACACGCAATTTCATCAGCATCAACAGCAGAGGTTATAGTAGCAGCTCTCTTAGATGATGTATAAAGGAGCATTAAATGGCTAATACGTTTAAAAACAAAGTGTA